TCTTCCAGAGCTTAAGGACAGCGTACGGGAGTTTTTCAAACTGTCCAACCACATAACGACAGTTATAATTCAGATAGACGATCTCTATCATCTAAAGCGTTCTGATCAGGCCTTTGTCGTGGATTACATTCATAGATTATGTAAAGACCTACCACTATATTTTAAGATTGCGACACTCCGACACGCATCAACTCTATACCTTGATCGAGATGGGCAGCCGATCGGTGCGCAGGAGCGACACGATTATCAACCGATCAACATTGATTACACTTTCAGCGACTTCAAAAATACGGCTGCGCAGAACAAAGCAATCCTGGAGCAGTTTGGAATAAAAGCTGGACTGACAAAGCAGGACGTAAACGCTCTGTTTAAAGGCGAAGGCTTCCAGCGGCTCGTGATGGCTGGAGGGGGCGTCCCTCGCGATGTACTTTCGCTATTTCTAGAGGTGTTGGGCGAAGTTAATGCAGACCAAGGCGGGAAAATTGGTAAAGATGAAGTTCGCATCCTATCTAGGTCGAACTTCGAGAGAAAAATAGAAGAGCTTAAACAAGACTCCAAAGGTGACGAGCAAGACGACCTCATAAAGGGTATTTATGTAATCAGGTCATTTTGCCTGGAACGAAAGACCAACATCTTCGTAGTTGCCGAAAAAATGCTCCAACAGAATGATGGTTGGAGAAACCTGATCTATCGCTTGCTCGACTATCGGATTATCCACAGCTGTGCGAGTGCTCTGACACACAAGTCTCTTGAAGGCACCTACCAAGCATTCGCAATCGACATCGGCTGCTATGCTCATTTGAGAAAGCTGCAAGATCGATTTACCGAGATCGATGTATCGTCTCCCGACGCCAAGGATCGCATGCGATCAGCACCATCCTTGGATGCGGCGAAGTTGACGGAACTAGTTCGCACAGCCCCGGTGGACGTGGAGAGAGCTTTGGCAGAGCAGGACGCGGAGGGCTAAAAGCTATGATACCCGCCCGCATGCCGCCGCCTGGGGCAGTTCGCTAATTTTGGTAAAGGTGATACCGTGCAGCAGGGGCCATGGGTTTAGTTTCCGCGCTATGGGAGGAAGGGATTGCGGGCCAGGCCGCGCAGCCAGGCATCCTCGTCCGTGTGTTCGCCGGCGTGGGTGTCCACGGCCAGCTTCCGGGCAGCTTCGCAGGCCACGATGGAAGCACCGCGCGCCGTGTAGGTCGCCTCGTAATCCGCTTCGGTGGGGAATGCCGGCAGCATCGGGAGGCGACAGGGTTGTTCAGCCGTCGCCGGCATCTCGCGGCGCGGCGGCGTCGTTGGGGCATACGTCTGGACTGAGGGCGCACAGGCGCTGATCAGAAGCAGCAAGGCGGCCGAGGCGACCAGGATCGAGAGGTTCGTTCGCATTGGGGGCTTCCCTAGCTTGGGTGGCGAAATCAGCGGCGATGGCGGCGGCCTGGTGCTGTTGATCGAGAGCGACCTCGACCCTGACTACAGTGTCTCGGGCACCGATCACCTCCTGGGCGCGGGCACCGCCATCGACGGTCGCGATGGCGGCGGCCTGTTCCGCGCGATCGGCGCGGCGCTCGACCGTGTTGAGGGGATCGAACCGGAAGCCGAGGCCGCCCAGTGCGAAGATCGCTAAGGCGGCGATGGTGACCAGCGCAACGGCGGCGGCAAGCCAGCCCCAGGGCGTGGCGAAGTTGATGAGACGGGTGGAGGACATCAGCCGTCCTTCCGGAGGGCCCACCAGGGCTCGACGTCGAAGCACGGGCATTGCTTCAGCCATTCGTTCGAGGTGACCCGGCCGTCGCCGTTCTTGTCGGGCGACAGGTCGCGGTGGCCGCAGATCCGCGCGGCCGGATAGCGGCCGTGCAGATCCTTCAGAAGGGTCTCGAGGGCGGCATACTGCGCCGGCGTGAAGTTGGCCTCGGCCGTTTTGCCGTCCGCCTTCACGCCACCGACGAGGCAGATGCCTAGCGAGCCGTTGTTATGGCCGGACACATGGGCGCCGATGACATTGTCGGGCCGGCCCTTCTCGATGCGGCCGTCGCGACGGATCACATAGTGATAGCCGACGTCTTTGAAACCGCGCTGGCGGTGCATGCCGCGGATCTCGGAGACGCCGATGTCGCGCGAGGGCGGCGTGGCAGAGCAGTGCACGACGAGCAGGTTGATCGGTTTCACAGTGGGTCTCCTGCGCTGGGCGGTGGCGAATCGGGATTGTCGAAGTCGAGATCTAGCTCGAGGCCGCCTGGTCCCTTCACGCCTAGCCGGCCGGCGCGGCCGAAGGCGAGCGTGACCATCACCACGGCCACGATGGCGGTCATGGCAAGGCCGAGGGCGACGGCGCCCTGGATCCGAGCGAGCCAGACCGCCTCCTGGGACGGGAAGCGGCCGAGGCCAAGCAGCCAACTCAGGACCGAGGCGACGCCGGCAGTGGCCGTAACCCCTCCTCCCAGCATCAGGGCGAAACGGATCAGGGGCAGCGACTTCAGCAGAGCGAAGATCTGGCGCTTGTTCATCGCCGATCCTCCCGCTCGATTTGTGAGCGGATCCACGCCACATCGGTCTGGATCTTGACCAGGTCACCCCGGCGCAGGGGCTCGGTCGTGGCGTGGATCTCGTTCGTGCGCGCCTCCACCTTCGCGCCCCAGATCACGACGCCGACCAGCTGGGCGGCGATGGCCAGGGTGAAGCTGAGCGCAGCCCACGAAGGTAGGGTGATGGACGAGGATTGAAGCGGCTGAGCGGTCATCGTCAGTTCCAGAGGTTGATCGTCGGCTTCGTCACCGGCGCCGTGACGACGGCCGGGAAGACGACCGGCGTGCCGCGCGGCAGGAACAGGCCATGGTCGGCGAGGTTGGGATTGGCGCGCAGCACCTGTTCGATCGCGGGCGCGCTGCGGCGTAAGTTGCGCCAGCAGATCGCGTCCACGGTCTCGCCGTCCTGGGCGAAGTCGGTGAAGGAGCCAGCCATCAGATCGCCTCAGCGACGATGCGCGACACGCCGAGGAAATCCCGAACCGCGAAGGAGACGTTCCTGAGGTGGGTGTTGACGTCGGCGCGTAGGGCTTCGGCCCGCTCCGCACCGGTGCTGGACAGCTGCGGGCCCAGGGCGCGCTCGCCGACGTCGGCCGCGACGACCGAATACACGGCACGGAACCAGCGCAACTCGTAATCGGACTTGCCGTCGACCACGATCCTCGCCGGCACTTCGGCCAGGCTTTCATGGCCGGCGGCTTCCTGTTCGGCACGCCAACTGGCCAGTTCGTGGGCGATGTTGAGCATCGCCTGGCGGACGGCGTCACGTAGCCGATCGGTCTCGCCGCTGGGCACGCGCACCGCGTCGCGGATCGCCACCAGATTAACCGACGGCCACCATCCGTCGCACTCGACCTCGGCCGCCTCCGGATATTGCGGGGCGGCCTGGTCGTCGGCGTTTTGAGGGGGGAAAGAGATGTTCATGCGCTGATGCGGTCTGGGTCTGTTGTGCCGCCCGTGGCGACGACATCTCTTTCGTTCGGTCGCGCCGGCTACGGCGGTGGGGGGCTGGTCGGACGCTGCAGACGGGCGAACCCGCTGTTGTCGGGCCAGCCCCGCCGCCGAGCGCCGGGGGGCGAGCTGGTTCAGTCGGCTCCTTCCGGTGCCGGCGGATTGGGTTGTGCGGCGGCGGCCTCGATCGCGACGCCCAGGGCGGCGACCGCTTCGGCGGTGTCGCCCGTCGTGTCGGCATCATCCTCAGGCTTGCCGAGCGCCTTCTTCAGGCGGGTGACTTCGCCCTTCACGCCGGAGCGCGAATCCAGCCGCATCGCGTTCATGTAGTGGCGCAGCGCTGAATCCTGTCGGGCGCGGACGTCGTCCTCGTCTTCGAGATTCGCGCCGGCCATGATGGCGCGACCGATGGCCTTCTGTAGCTTGGCCGTGACTTCGTCGGGCATGTCGGCGTCGACGTCGGCGATCAGATCCTCGACCATCGGGAGGACGGCGTGCGGGAACGGCTCGGCCTTCTCGTCGGCCAGGTCGTAATAGGCGCTGGCTGCTTCGGCGATCTGTTCGACGATGAAGACGGCAGGGGTCCGTTTGACGTGCGCCGGCATCTCCAGGCCATAGCGCAGGACATGCTCGGCCATCGTTAGGGCGGTCATGTAGTCGCCGATGTCGATGGTCCACATCAGGATCGTGGTGAAGATCGTGTCCAGGGGGCCGCGCTCGCCGCGACCGCCGGCCAGGACGCCCTTGCACCAGTCGTGATAGTTCGGGACCAGCTTCCGCTTCAGCTCGATCTTGCGGGTCTGGGCCTGGATGCCCTTCAGGGTCCGCTTGTCGGCCTGAAGCATGAGCAGGATCTTGGCGGCTTCGCTTTCCAAGTTCGGGTCGTTGGCCGCGCTGAGGTCCATATGGACGCCGGCGGCGGCCAGCACCTTCCCTGCCGATGAGGCGATCAGGTAGGCGCGGCGCCGCGCGGCCGGCGACAGTGAGCCGGCCACGGGACAGGGGACGCTCGGCGCGGGTCGGATGACCGGCCGCGAGGGGGCGCGGCGGATGCGCTCCATCGCGGCCTGGGCGGCCTCGGCGGCTTTGTCGGCCTGGTCCTTCGCGTGGGCCTCGGCCTTGGCCTTTGCGCGTTCAGCGGCGGTCATCATCGGTCTCCGAGAGGGTCAGCTAGGTGGGGGGGGGGCGCTTAAGCGCCGCCCTCCTCCTCTTCGACGCCGATCTCGATGTTCTCGATCAGCAGAGCGTAGTCGAAGTTCTCGACAACGTAGGCCTCGTTGACCGACTCGTAGGTCTCGATCCGGTTGCGCTTGGCGTTGTCGACGATGGTCTTCCGGCGCGTGCCTTCCTGCTCATAGATCGACAGGTTATCCAGGCGAGTGACCAGGATGGTGCCGGCCGGGAAGTACGGCACCTGGACGACGCGCAGCCCGCCCAGCTGCTTCTTGGAGATCAGGATGTCCGACGCGATCTTCTCGGTCGGCTTGTCCTCCCTATCGACCATGGGGAAATACTTCTCGTGCAGCAGGCCATTGCCGACGATCGCGACCAGTTCCGTGTCGCCCTGGACCCAATCGGGCAGGAACTTGGCGACGGCGTCAAAGACCAGAGCGTCGAGGTTCCGATAGTCGCCGCCGGTCGGCGCGATGACGATCTTGCCGTCGACGGCACCTTCGGCGAAGACATGCGTCGGGCGCTTGGTGCGGATCGGCTGCAGCCAGCCGATGTTGACGTCCTGCAGCAGCGGATTGTCGACGCGATTGGTCTGAACGGCGGCGGTGATGCCGTTCCAGCCAATCATGATGCGGTCCCGGGCCTGCTGCTGGACCACCTGGTTGCGCAGGCGGGTCTGGAAGTCCTTGAACTTAGCCCAGAGGTCCAGCTTGGCGTAGCCGACGTGGCTGTCGAAATTGGTCTGCTTGCACTCGTAGCGGTCGGCGTCGAGCGTGGTCGGATCGCGGGTCTCGCGGTCGCGGGCGTCGGTGTCGGTGCGACCTGCCAGGGTGCCGGCGATGCCGAGGCCCAGCTTCTCGCCGGACTGTTCATCGACGGGGACGACATTGATCAGGCCCAGGAAGGCCGAGCTTTCCCGTTGTTTGTCGATCAGGACTTGCTGGATCGACGGGTCGACGGCGAATTGCTTCTCCCCCAACACCGTGCCTTCGGCGACTTGGTTCAACTCGGCCTGGCGCGACAGCCAGGTGGTGTAGAGCAGGCGGGTCTTCGTCTTCATCGGGGTCAGGTTCCGTGACGGGCGTCGGGAGAGGGTCGAAAGGGCGCGGGGACGATCAGCAGTCGGCCAGCTCTTGGCCGTCGCCGGAGGGGCCGGTGGCGGGGGGGCGCGAGGTGTAGGAGCGCTGCGGGGTGGTCTCGACGTCGCCCTTGAGGGCGGCGTGCTCGCTCTCGATCTTGGCGAAGCGGGCGTTCATCTCGCTGGATTGATTGGCCAGGTCCTGGGCGAACGACTGGCCCAACTCCCTCATGCCGGCCGTGACGGCGGTGGCGAAGGCGGTCATGTCGGGCTGAGCCGGGTCCGCAGCCGGCGGCGTCTTCTGCTCGGGGGTCTTCGGGGCCAGGTGCGCGAAGATCTTGGCGATGATCGAGTCGGCGGTCTCGGGCGCCGGCGTCTCCTCGGCGAACTCGATCGAGGTCGGGAAGGCGGCCGAGAACAGGCAAGTGTCGTGCTTCTTGCGGCCGTCCAGGTCGGCCTTGCGGATCTTGGCAAAGGCGTCGTCGGTGCGGGCCGAAAACTGCAGGGCCTCGGTGCCGAGCGACGCCGGGTTGTCGGTCGCGGCCAGGCCCATCAGGTAGGCCTTGCCGGTGCCCGAGAAGTTCGGCTCAACCTCGATCGAGGTGAACTTCTTCTGGTCGGCGGCGACATAGCCCTGCAGTGTTTCGTTGCCCTGAATCTGGGCATAGAGGGCGACGCGCTTCTCGGTCTTGCCGCCCAGTTCGATCTCGTCTTCCTGGACGCGCAGGGCGATGACATCGCCCAGCGCCGGGAAGGGTCCGGTCGCCGAGGCGTTGCGGAAGTGCTCGACGTTGACCCGTGCGGTGTATGTCGACGTGTTGTAGTTGGCGGCCATGTCGCGAAGCCACTGCGGCTCGATCGTGCGGCCGTCCGAGGCCGTGAGGCCGGCGACGGCGATGCGGGTGAACTTGGTCGTCAGCTTCTTGGACATCGGGCCTCGGGCGATCTGCAGAGCGGCCGGGCGACCCGGCGAATGAGGCTGCAGATCACCGCCTGATCGCCTTTCGTCTCAAGGCGGGCCTGTTGTGCTGACGCGTCTGACAACAGGCGGCCGTCAGTAGGCGGCGGGCGCGCCGGTAGCGTCCGCCGCGATGAGAACCCGGTCCAAAAAGACGGAGATGCCGAGCGGCGGCAGCGACGACCTGGGCGCGCTGCTGGCCGCCATGGGCGGTTTCGCCTTCCCCGTCGCGGCGATGCTCGATGAGCGCCGGGCGTCCAAATACCTCTACTGGTCGATGTGGCGGCCGACCGACATCGCCAAGCTGATCGGTGTGCCCGAAGGGACGCTGGCGAGCTGGAAGAGCCGGGACAAGTGGGACGAGGCGACCCACGACGAGCAGAAGGAAGGCGTCACCCACGCGCGATACGTCGCGCTGACGATGAAGGCGACGAAGACGGGCGCGGATCTTAAGGAGATCGACGCCCTGCTACGCGCGGCCGAGCGCCTGGCCCGCATGCGCCGCTATTCCAACGGCGGAAACGAGACCGACCTCAACCCCAACGTCGCCAACCGCAACGCGGGGCCGAAGAAGAAGCCCCAGAAGAACCGCATCACGCCAGACCAGGTCGAGATCCTGAAGGCGACGATGCTGAAGCGGATGTTCGGCTACCAGCGCACCTGGTGGACGAAGTCGGACTTGCGCTCGCGCATGATCCTGAAGAGCCGTCAGATCGGCGCGACCTACTATTTCGCGCTCGAGGCCCTGATCAAGGCGCTAGAGACCGGGCACAATCAGATCTTCCTGTCCGCGTCGAAGGCCCAGGCCCACGTCTTCAAGGGCTATATCCGCGCCTTTGTCATGGAGGTCATCGGCGTCGAACTGACCGGCGACCCGATCATCATCGATCGCGGCCACGACGACGATGGCGTGCTGCTCGAGCAGCCGCAGCTGATCTTCCTGGGCACCAACGCGCGGACGGCCCAGGGCTATCACGGCGATTTCTACTTCGACGAGTTCTTCTGGGTCTTCGGCTTCGAGACCCTGAAGAAGGTCGCCAGCGGCATGGCGATGCAGAAGAAGTACCGGAAGACGTACTTCAGCACGCCCAGCTCCGTCACCCACGAGGCCTACGCCTTCTGGACCGGTCTGGAGTGGAACAAGAAGCGGGCCAAGGACAAGCGCCGCGACTTCGACGTCTCCTGGAACGCCACCAAGGACGGCCAGATGGGCGCCGACCGGATCTGGCGCCACACGGTCACGATCGAGGACGCCGAGGCCCAGGGCTGCGACCTCTTCGACATCGAGGATCTGCGCGACGAATACTCGGGGCCAGAGTTCGACAATCTGCTGATGTGCGGGTTCGTCGACGACACGCTCAGCGTCTTCCCCATGACATCGCTGACGCCCTGCATGGTCGACGCCGAGGACGCGTGGGACGACGTCGACATAGCCCGGATCATCCTGGGCGCGGGCCGGCCCTATGCCGGCGAGGTCTGGCTGTCCTACGACCCGAACGGCAACGGCGAGAACGCCGACGCCGCCGGCCTGGTGATCGTGGCGCCGCCGCTGAAGCCAGGCGGCAAGTTCCGCGTCCTGGAGCGCCAGCAGTTCAAGGGATCCGACTTCACCGAGCAGGCCGAGGTGATCCGCGCCTATACGCAGCGCTACCGTGTCACCAAGATCGACATCGATGGGACCGGGATCGGCGGTGCCGTCGCCCAGCTGGTCCGCGCATTCTTCCCGCAGCTCACCGAGCACCGATACGACCCGATCCTGAAGACCCAGATGGTCTACAAGGCCCTGGACGTCATCGGTAAGCACCGCCTCGAGTACCACGTCGACTTCCGTGATCTGACCGGCGCGCTGCTGTCGATCCGGCGGACGATGACGGCCAGCGGCCGCCACGTCACCTATGAGGCCAGCCGCACCAAGGACAGCGGCCACGCCGACCTGGCCTGGGCGCTGTTCCAAGCCTTGTTCAACGAACCGCTCGCTGCCGGGATCGGCGGCGCGACCAGATCCAGTGTGGAGATTTCCGAATGACCACGGCCTGCCCTCGCGCGGCCGCGCCCTGGCGCGCGCCCGTCTGTCCGCCGGCTTCAGCCGCCCGATCGAGGCCGAGGTGCTGCCGGCGGTCAGGTCGGCCGAGCCGATGGCCTTCAGCCTGGGCGACGCGGAGCCGGTGCTGAACCGCCGGGAGTTCATGGAACATCTGGAGTGTTGGCCGATCCAGGGCCTAGGCGGCCAGTATTACGCGCCGCCCCTATCGCGCGACACGCTAAGCCGCACCGCTAACGTCACCTCGCACCACTCCAGCGCGTTCCGGGTGAAGGCCAA